CCCGGTTTCGCGTTTGATCATTATGTCCGGAGCTGTGGCAGAGCCGACGCCGAGCTTGAGATAGCCGTCCGATGTGATAACACAGCGATACTCGGTGTCTCCAGTGGTGCCAGCAGCAAAACAGTTGTTACCCGACGCACGAAGGATGGGGATTGCCGCTGTCAGATCGAGCTTGGTCGGATCAATGGCAGCACCGCTTTTGATGTTGCTGTTGGTGATGTTGCCGTTGATCAGATTAGAGATCGCCGTGAAGTTCGCGTTGACCTGCGAAGACTGGGCGGAAGTCCCGGGTGTGAATGAGTTCGGGATCGTCAGAGTGTCAGCGGCAGCAGCCAGTGGCCACAGCAGCGACAAAATGATTGCAATCAGTTTTTTATGCCACACGTCTTCGTCCTCTTGGTAGATACAGGAGCTTGAAGCCAAGGACTTCAAAGTGATTGACAGAGGCATCGGACAGCTTGACCTGGCAGTCGTACCCGCCAAGAAGCCCCTTGCTTCCGTCAAGATTGGTGGTGTCGACAGTCAACCGCTTGCCGACTTTGTAAGGTGTCTGGGTCACGCCACTGCCGGCTGCCCAGGATCCTTCATCCCAGTTGCCGCTGTCCCAGATGAGATCGCCAGCATTTGCTGAGCTGGTGTCTGGCGTCAGCGTCAGCGAACTCGAGAGCCCCTGCCCCATGTTGCAGGTCGCGGTAACTGTCAGTGTGCCTTCGTCAGTGCGGAAGGCTGCATAAATCCATTTCCAGATCTTCCAGATCTCAGAGTCACCAGCCGCTATCCAGCCAGAATACCAGTATTTCGTGATATTGGTAGCATTGTCCTGGACCCCGACCCCTACTTGAGAGAGATTCGTATCATCGACGCAATAGGTGACATCTTGCGAGTTGGTGTCTTTCGCTTCCGCCCAGCAGCCTGACGGCCAGCCTTTATACCTGGTGAAGTTTTTGTTCTTCCAGTCATAGACATAGTGGACGTTGTTGCCGTAGGAATCAGCCCCGGTATCAAGAATGTAGTGATAAAGGTTCCAGTCTCGGAACGCAGCAAAGCGGGTAGTAGACCCGTTGGTGAGTCTGTCGGCGATAGTCTGGGAAAGCTCGATGCTGATAGGCTCCGAGAGGATGTCACTGGTGACTCCATTCGTCCAGTGAAGCTGCCGGTCGGTGGCGAGCCAGATGACGAGCCCTGAGCCTTCGGGACCTGGAATGAACTTGGCAGTGTAGCCGTCCAGGCAGCCCACAGATGTTTGAATCATCGTCTCTGAAAGCGAGTCAGGCGCAAGCGCTCCCTTGAGCATGAAGACACCTTTCTCGGACTTGCCGATGAAGAGGGCCTGGAAGGGGCTAATACCGACAGAGCTGACGCCCATCGGCTCTACGACATTGATCTCACCGCCGGCACCGGAACCGACACGGAAGATATTGGTCCCCCTGATCGTTGTCGGGTCAAGAACGTCAGACCATTGGATTGCATCTTTGGCATATGTGCCGCCTACGTATTTGATATTGCCCAGCACCAGAGAGCCGTTATATACAGCCATCGCCTTGCAGGCAGGAGTGGCTATAACCCCGGAGCCGCCGCCAGAGGTTAATACCGGAGTGTCGCTGGTGCTTGTTACCGGGTCGTAGTATCTGATCCCCGACGCACCGCCGACAATCGTCTCACCGTCGGAGAAATACAGGATTCCGTTGAGCTCCGCTGAGCACACCCGATAGCCGGCCGTGTAGGCGCCGGTTTTGACCAGTGTCAAGCTGTGATCGGTCATGTCGTAGCAGTTGCCGTAAGCCCAGACCACCAGGCGCCGGGCGCCGCCGGAGTCATAAAAGAACTTGGCACCATCGGCAAGAGCCGGGATGGAAGCATTCCGGACAACGTAACCAGACCGTCCACGGATCCGCCCTGGACGAAAATAGACATTCTCGCAATCCGGGCTTGCGTTTGCTGGCAGATCCGCGACATCATAATCCGACATCAGCCCGGCCGAGAAGTCAGGCATATTCACTACCTGCATCACGTCATCTAGGCTGCCTTTGAATGTCGGGTTCCTTGCCATCTGCCTTACTCCAGGTAGCTGACAAAGGTCCGAGGCACGATGTCTTCATCTTCCCCGTGGACGCTCACCCGAGGGAAGGACGACTGCTGACCTTCATAGATCTGCTCCGCCTTGAGCTCGGCTGCATATTCGTTGTATCGCTTCAGATGATAAGCGCTGTCGTCTCTGGCTGCTTCCTTCTCGAACCCGAGGTGGGCAGCATAGTGAATGATGCCGCGACGGAACTCAGCCGGCACATGCGGAACATCTTCGTCCGAGTCCATCTGGAAATGCCGCGGGTAGTGATGAACAAAAATGGTCGCCGACGTGTCGGTTGGAGTCGGGTAGACCCCGAGGACCAGCCGGGCTTCATTCGAGTTCTCGATGATATCGAGGATTGAGATGCCGGACCCTGTCCGCTGGATCTCCTTGGTCGACACCTTGCGGGTATAAAAGATCCCTGGCTGCCCGGTTGCCCGGGGCGAGGAATGAGCGACCTTGAAGTCACGATAAACCAGCTCTGTCGGGTTGCCCGATCCGGAGCCGGCATAATAAACCGAAAAGATTTCGTTCATGTCGCCAGGCATCGCGAACTCTGTCGCGTAGTCCGACGAGCTGCCAGGGACGAGAGCAGGGGAGAAGGAGAAAATCCCCTGCTCTGCCTTGGCAATCTTGTTGAGGAGCATGGCGCCTTCATTCAGCCACGAATTGATCATGGCATCAGAGAAGAAGTCCGCAGTCTCTTCGTAAAGAGCGCGGCGGACTTCAATGCGCATTTGTGCGAGGTTCACGCCGCTGCTCCTTCTCTTGCTTGTTTAGCTTTAGATAAGCAGAACACTCTTGGCAGCAGCACTGCCAGAACTGTTTGCTTCCATCGCTATTGCTCTTGACGGGGCCTGAGCGAAGTCCAACAGAGAGTTGATCTTCGTACCCAGAGCATCAAGAGCGGCTTCCACTTCCGTGTCGCTGAATGTCGAGTTGACATCATGAGCGGAAGAATCTGCCACGTCCGCGGCAGTACCGTCCAGGGTGCCGGCGGTGGCGGTAGCATACAGCGCCTGCCCTGCGGCGACGTTGTTTGCGATCAGTCCACTGACGATACCTTTGATGGTGACCCAGCCGTAATACTCATCGGTGATTGCGGTTTCAGCGCAACCAAAGATGACACTGCCAGCGCCAGAGGGGGTTACCTTCTTGCCGGTAGCGCTGGCGGTTGAATCGAGAGCGCAGAACTGTCCAGCAGTGAGAGCATCGTCAGCTTGCTGGTACATATAAGTTTTGCCGTTCTCTTCTCGGATGGTGCCGACAGGATACTTTGCAGTATCGCTGATAGCCGTCACGTAATCCTTCCATGCAATTCCTACACCGAAACTCATTTCACACCTCCTATGAAGCCGTCAAGCCGGTGATGACGCCGTTGCGGTTCGGGAATTTGCAGATGATGTTACCCATCCATGCGATCGACTTGATGTAGACCCGAGCGTTGGGCACCCGGATGAAATCATCAGCATCGAACTCCATGGCAGAGTACGGTTTGTACTCGAATGTTTCTTCGTTGAGGAAGTACATAGAGGTAGCAGCATTGATGAACGGAGAAGCAACGACAGGCTTGAAGTTGAACTGCAAGGTGTCGAAGCCGGCTTTACCAATCCGGTCATCGGTCATCTGCTGCTGAATCGCGGTCAACAGACTGTGATACTTGTTGAACAGAGTCTGAGACGTAAGAATCAGCGAGGGTTTTTGTCTCCCGTTGGTGCAACCACCGAACATGGTTTGCATCTTGGCGGTAGTGAGAACGGTGGAGTTGTCCCAGGTAGTCGCTCCGGAGAAGAAATTCACCGTCCCATTAGCGTTTGCTGCGGCCACGCAAGCGTTCCAAAAAGCGTTTGCTGTTGGACTCGCGAATGTGCCGGAAGCGCCGGTTCTACTGATGCCAAGATAGGCACCGTTGGCAGAGTTGGACCCGAGGGTCAGTGCGTGTTGCAGTCCATAAAGACCGGGTTGAGAACCGCTATCTTCCGATGTGGCACCGGTGAGATAAAGGTCGGTAGACATCAGGTGGACTAGCGAATTTTCCGCCAGTTCGACTTGCGTCTTCACCAGGTCAAGGATCTTCTCCTTGCCGCCCATGTTTTTAACCATATCTTCCTGCGGTATGGCCAGAGACACGATATACCGGACGGCTTCACATACTGCAGTCGTGATCGAGTCTTGCAGTACCGCCTCGAAGGTAGTGGCACCGCCACCCCAGCGCTTAGCAGCTTGCGATTTGCTGTGTTGCACAGGGAATCGGATGTCAGAACCACCGGGGACGGCTTTTCTGCGGCCTTTCATGCCCACCCAGAGGGGGTCACCGTAGAAAAAGTTTTCAGCCAGTTTCGGTATGATGTGCTGGTCCGTTACCGAGTTAATATGGTCAATCGATACTGATACAGCCATCTATCTAACCTCCTAACTCGCGTAGAGCTGCCTTGGCGTTTGCCAGGGCGTCGTCATAGCCCCGGTGTTCCGGGTCTAACTGTCTCTCAGGCTGTTGAAATGGAGAGCCACCAGTCGGCACCTGAGCGGCCGCGGCGGTTGTCTTTGCTCTCTCCGCCTTGGCTGCTCGCATAGTCGCGAGTTCATCGGCGGCTTTCTTGTAATGCTCGAAGGCTCTTGCTTTGTAGACTGAATCCAGCATGTGATCCCACTGGACCAGGTGGGCTTGACCTCGGTCATCCCACTTCTTGTATTCAATCTCGATCTCATGAGGCTTGACGAACTGATCGAAGTCCTTGTGGGTTGCAGCGATGGCCTTGACAGTTGCATCGAAGACCTGCCGCGTCGACTGCTTTTGAATATTTCTGACCATGTCGTTCAGAGCGTTGATCGCTTTGCCCTGCTCGGCCACGTAGGGAGCGAGCGGGTCATTATCGAACTGGGTCTGATTAGGCTGCGGGTGCTGCTCTTGCCTTTGCGGCTGCAGTGAGTTCATCTGCTTGGATACCTGAGCAATGAAGGCTTCCATCTGCGCCTGCAGCGTCCCGAGGTCTTCGGCAGTGACATATGACGGTTGCTCTGCCGCCGGATCCGGAATCAGATCATCGTCTTCAGCACCAGGATCTTCAGGCGGGGCAGGATCCGAAGGTGGCTCGGGATCGGCTGCTGGCGGGGCAGTGTCCTCGGTGAGCAGTTCATCGAGGGCTGCAAGAGCCTCTTCATATCCGTTGTCGTAATTTTCGTCGCGGTCCATTATTCACCTTCAGAGTTGCTGGGATAAAACGTTGACCATGCCCTTCTCGGCGGCCTGGCTGATCTCCTTCTGCCGTCCGAGCTTGCGCTTGACGATGCGGTTGGCGATCATGTCGAGTTCATTGCTGAACTGCTCATCCCCTGCCTGCTTGGCTTGCAGTGCTAATTGCTTGATGGCTGAAACTACGATGTTGATATACTCGGCAAGCGGGTCCATTCTGGTTTGAGGACCACCGCCAGGATTGGCAATGGATGGGGCTTGTGGCTGATCCTGTGGAACGCCAGCAGTACCGAAGCCGCTTGTATCCTGGTATCCCGTGCCGAACATCTACTAGACTCCGTAGTATTTGCGTACGAGTCGAGAGTATCACGGTGGTTCTGGCAACAAACCGTCAGACTGTCGGACGTTAAGAGGAGCTGCCCAGAATAATGATCTCGATGAATGCCTTCTCGGTGCTGCTGACGTTGTCGAAGTAGAGCGTCGGCGGGGTCGAGTTGCCGTTCTTGAACATAAGGAATCCGTTGGCTGCTACCTGCAGTCGCCCGGTCGTTCCTGTTTGTCTACCCACCAGGACGCCGGTGTTGTTTCTGTCTCTGATGGCGATAAATGTCGCGGTGTCGACGTAGCTCGCCAGGTTGACGGATTGATCGGTGGCGCTGGCCGCCAGTTCAAGTGGGATAACCGTCGCCTGGTTGCCGGTGGTATCAACCGACTCCGTATAATCCAACAATGTCCGCTCGCTTCCGAGCGTCGATCCATAGGATAAGGCTGCCCGGCATTTTAACCGCTCTGCTGTCGGGGAACTCATAGTGTCGCCTTCGCCTCCCTGCGTCCTTCTGTTGATTTATACCTACGCTGCATCACTTCTTTCATCGCGCCAAGTTGGACGAGTTCGTCTTCTCTCTGCTTGATGTCTTCGATGATCTTCTCGGCTCCGGGGAACTCGAGCAGCCTGAGCGCCCAGTCGCGAGGAAGAATGCCACGCTCGAAGAGTTTCAATATCAGATTCGCGCCGGCTTCTTTGCTGCCGGGCAGGCTCGAGCCGACCTGGATATCAACCGAGTATTCGCCTTGCGCGTAATCTTCGGACCAGCCAATGACCTGCTTCTCGGCTGTGCCGGGCTGAGCTATGGAGATCTGGAACCCGGTATCGTAGAACTGGCGGATATTCCACTGGAGCAAATGACCCATGAACTTCAGCGAGTCTTCAAGAAGTCTGGACTTTAGTCGGGTGCGGGCGGCGCTGGCTGCCTGCAGTTGCGACACGGCATCGGCCGAGAGTTGAGCGCCTTTCTCGAGTTGCCCGCGCTGGACGCCCTGGACGCCGAGCACGTCATTGAAGATGTTTTTCAAAAGATCAATGAAAACGAAAGATGATTGAGGAAGTTCGCCAGCTTGCAAACGTTCGACGCGGGCGCCGGTTGCCACCGGCAGGATAAGCCCCGGGTCTTGCGACAAGAGATTGAATTTTTTCGGAGAGTCGAAGGCGTGACGGTCTATGACCCAGGGCGAGTTCATAGCTACCCGCAGATTCGCCATGGCGTCTTTTAGCAGCCGGTTCATCTTCTCAGCAAGAACCAGCAGCGGTTCGGCGTCGCCATAGGAAAGCAGTCGCCCGGCCATGCGGGAGGGATAGAAGATATATGGGAACTCGCCATGAGCGTAAGGGTTGGCCTGGTCGACAACCAGCTTGCCATTAGCGGTGATAATCAAGCGCCCAAAGGGGTAGCGCCTGACGGACTTCTTCATGATCTTGCCGTTTTCGTCCTTCAGTACATTCCCTTCTGCATCTCTCATCGGCTCGTCTTTCATCTGATTTGAGTTGAGCCAGCATTCTTTGATGATGACTCGATCTCGACGGCGAAGCGAGAACTCGAGAGATCCATTCGTCTCGACTTCGTAGGGGTTTGTTTTCCCGAGGGGGCGATTGAGCCCGACGTTCGTCTCCGGCTCGAAGTCGACATGAGGCCACCGGGCGCGAGCTTCTGAAAGATCCATAGGTTCTTCCACCACCAGGTATCTCATCTGGTGTCGGCGGTAGCCCTTGGCGAATGGGTCAATATGACACAGGCGCGGATCGATATTGACGATGACGTTCCGCCCGGTGTTGTTGAACTGCCCGTTCGCGAACGGATCCCATGTGATCTTCTGGACGCCGATGAAGAACTTCTTCATGTTGTAGGCTGTCTTCGGCATGACGGTAGACTCGAACTCGTTGGCGTCGAGCTCCTGGTCCATTGCTGCCGACAACTGCCCGGCGAACTCCTGATCATCTACTGTCTTATTGGCTGCCTTCGGGCGAGGCAATGTCTCGACCAAAAGGGCGACAGCCTCCTCGATGGCTTGCTGAACGAGGTTCACGTCAGAACGGCTGACAGCGGAGCGCTTGACGGGTCCGATCATTTCCAGCTTGCGATCGGTTTCCATCCACCGATCTTTTTCATTGCGCCAGAAGGTATCGGACTCCTGGATCAGATCGTCCACCAGTCTGACCAGGTACTCGTCATAAAGCGCCTTGCTCTTGAAGCCCTGCTCTTTCCAGGGCGGGGTATCGAACTCCTTGAGCTCTTCTTCAAGAGTTAGCTGCTTTTGTATTTCCATTCGTTATAAGCGTCTTCGCGTGATATGGGTTCGACATTCGTCCAGTCGTCGTTCTGGATCTCGCGGTAGGGAGCCGTAGCGGCGGCGACTGCATCGTCAACCGCCGACTCGATCCGCTGGTTGACCTTGGCTGGCAGGGTCTGGAGTTCGTGGTCGAGATCCTTCATCTTCTGCTCAAGGTGGAATTGATACGCTTCGGTCAAGCGCTCATTGTTCCTGGCTGCCACATAGGCAACGTAGGCCGCCGAGCTGACAGCCAGGAGAACGAAGAACGCGGAGATCGATAGCAAGGTGTCGGTCATAGCATCTGCCCGGCGAGTGCGTTCTCGATGCCATGGATAAAGGCGCTTCTCGGGGAGCATTGATATCCTCTCGCCCGGTCATTCAGGCGGTTGAATTTATCTTGTCCCATGAGCTCGGTGAGGAGTCTGTTATCTCGATCCTTCGGATCGTCATGCTGCTCGCCTCGGTCTTTGGGAGCGGTGGAGCAGTCGAAGCTGCCGTGTTGGAGCGCGAACTCGATGGCGTCCGGCAGCATGTCGAGAAGGTGGACGTTTCTGCCGTTGGCCAGAAGGGTCAACTTGTCGAAGAGTCGCTGTGCCTTCTCTTTCCTTTTGTCGATATCTTCGATGTGGAGATCGAGCAGCAGGTATTTCACGACCTGGGCGAATACGTCATTACTGGAATATGCGAACACGTCTTCATCCACTCCGTCACGTTCTCTTGATAGGATCTCGGGACCGCCATGGTCTTGCTCGGAAAGTGGAGACAGTGGCCCGCTCGAGATCGAAGCCTCCACCACCCGGTCTTGACCTCGGGCTACTTCCGGCGCATGTTTCTGGGCGATAGCGAATAGCTCCTCAGCGGTGGGCAGGCTGTTTTGTTTCGGCGCTGCTTGCTGAACGGCTTTCTTCTTGTCGTAACGACTCATATGTCTTCTCCATCTAAGCGGTAGTGCGGTATGAACGGTTCGTTATATCTATCGAGATTCGGCATGTATGGCAGACCGGGAATAAAATCAGGGTGCCGCCAGAGGTCAAGGGTGTCCTGCGCGTTGAGGGTGATGATCTCCTGGGGGTTACTATCGAATCTAGTAGAGGATTGTACACTAGCAAAATAATCGGGTCGAGTAGCTAGTTCATCAAGACATCCCTGAACGCCCATCGACAAAGCGATTACAAGGTCATCGTGGCAATTGTCATCCGCTTCCGGACGGCTGAGGTTCTTGTGAACGAAGGTTGTGATCTCGTCGATGATCGCTTTGGAGGGCATCCATTCTTCCGGGTTATTCTCAAAGCGCTCGGCGAACTTGGTCCGGCAGGACGACACCATATGCAGCCGGCTCGATTGCGTCGTTTCCCATCCGAGTTTATTCGTCACGTTGATCCGATACCCGTCATCCTTGCGCTGCTGGTAGATATTGAAATAGCTATCTTTCAGGTGCGACATGAGCCCGGCACCGATCCCGGTGACCTCGGGCATCAGGACGGCATCGTTATATATATGGCAGAGCTTCTTCAGGACTGTGGCGAATAGCTTCAGGTCTATGTGACCGTGGACGATACCAACCACGTTTTGAGTGACGATATCGAGAATGATGCCGGCGCTGTAGTCCCTGCCGATAAGACCCCGGGCGGGGTCGGCTGCTATAAGGTAGTGCCTGCCGGCTTGAGGTGGTACCCAGATCTCAATATAGTTGTCCACGCCATGGCGAAGGTGCTGGTTCGGCTTCGCGTCTGATAGTGAGGTGAACTTGGTATCGACCTCATACTTCTGCCCGGGGAAGGCCCGGTTCTTGTAGCGCTCGAACCGGGCCTTCCCCGGGCAGAAGTATGA